TAATTGATAAATATGGTACAGGAGAACAATTTGAATCAGACGATTGAAAGAACCGCCCTCACTAACTTAATCTGTAATGAAGATTATGCTCGAAAGGTTCTACCTTTCATCAAGAGTACTTACTTTGATGAGAGAGAAGAACAAATCATCTTCGAGGAAATCAGTAACTTTGTAGATAAGTATCAAAAGATTCCCACACAGACTAGCCTTGAGATAGAGGTTGGTGAAAGAAAAGACCTCAACGAAACAGAACACAAAAAGATTGTCGATATCATCAAGACACTCAATCCAATCGAGGTAGACTTTGATTGGTTGGTAGACCATACCGAAAAGTTTTGTAAAGACAAAGCAATCTACAATGCAATCGTTGATGGTATCAAGATTATTGACGGTAAGGATAAGAAACGAACACCTGATGCAATCCCAGAGATATTGACTGATGCATTGTCAGTATCTTTTGACAACTCTGTCGGTCATGATTACATAGAGGATGCAGAGGCTCGGTTTGATTATTACCATCGTGTAGAAGAACGCATACCATTTGACTTGGACTTCTTCAATAAGATAACTAAGGGTGGACTTCCCCCTAAGACGTTGAACATCGCACTTGCTGGAACTGGTGTTGGTAAATCATTGTTTATGTGTCATGTGGCTGCAAACTGCTTGTCTCAAGGTAAGAACGTATTGTATATTACTTTGGAAATGGCAGAGGAACGAATCGCAGAACGAATCGATGCGAACCTGATGAACGTCAGTATGGAAGATTTACAAAGTCTTGCAAAGCAAATGTTTACCGATAAGATGTCAAAGATAATCAAGAAAACAAAAGGTAAGCTTATCGTCAAGGAGTATCCAACTGCAACCGCTCACAGTTCACACTTTAGAGGATTGATAAAAGAACTTGCAATCAAGAAGTCATTCAGACCAGATATTATCTTTATCGATTATCTAAACATTTGTGCGTCCAGTAGATTCAAGGGAGCTCAGAATGTGAACTCGTATATGTATGTCAAAGCGATTGCAGAAGAATTGCGTGGACTTGCGGTTGAGACTAATGTTCCAATCATGTCTGCGACTCAAACTACAAGGTCTGGTTTTGTATCCACCGATGTTGGACTTGAGGATACCTCTGAGAGTTTTGGATTGCCTGCAACTGCTGACTTGATGTTTGCATTGATATCGACTGAGGAACTGGAAGAATTGAATCAGATATGTGTGAAACAGTTGAAAAACCGATATAATGATCCTACAATGAATAAACGGTTTGTTATCGGTATAGATCGTGCAAAGATGAGATTATATGATGTAGAGGTTGATGCACAACAGGACTTGGTGAATAGTGGTCAAGATGATGGGCCAGTGTTCGATAATACAAGTTTTGGTTCTAAATCATACGACAAGTTTTCTAAACTCAAGGTGTAACTTCTCATCTTATAAATAGTAAATAAATTACTTTTATGGGAGATTTGGATGTCTAAGTTAAAAGATATTGTCCGTCAGGTTAAAACTGTTCAAGAATCATATTCTGTCGATCACGCAAATAAAATTCAACAATTATTAGAACGTGTTGATACAACACTCAATGCCTCAATAACAGAATTATTTCCAGCAATTGCATTTAATTTAAAGTATAAACCTAGTTCTGTAGAAGATTTTAAAAAATTTCTGTATAAATTAAATATTAATAAAGCAAAAAAATCTTTCCATTCAAAAGATGCGGCCGCAGCAAAATTAGTTATAGATAAATTATCGTCAATGGACGAAAGATTTGTAAAAACTAAAATGGAAAATGCAATTGGTATTACAAATTATCTTTATAATTTACACAGTTCAAAACCAATAAAAAATGTAGTGTGGGGGTATAGAGCAAAACCAACTGGTATACCTAAAAATCATGCTGGAGATATTTTTGTATTTTTTAAGGACGGTGATAAAATAGGTGTTAGTCTTAAAGCTGGAACTAAAAAATCAAAAGAACCATTAAAAAATACTTATGTGGGAACTCAATATAAAAATCTTGGTATTGATACAACTCCACTACAAAATGATTTATGGAATAGAGTTTATTCAAAAGTTCCAGGCGTAAAGGATGTTGCAAGTAAAAGTGATTTTGTTAGGAATAAAAAAGTCACTCAACTATATGTTGACTATTACGTTGAAAATGAAAGCGAAGCAAACGAATTATATAAAGAGATGTTAGTTGTTTGTAGACAACATATGTGTAAAGTAATTAATAATCTTAATACCGAAGAATTTATTGATTGGGTTCAAAATACTTTTAATTTGCAAAGAAAGGGCGAGGAAGTTCCTCTTGTTATGGTGAAGGCTGTTGGAAACACCGCAGAACAAAAAGGAGATGACATCGTAGATTTGATACCTCTGGTTAATAAACATCATGCTTACTTAAATAAAAATTCTGTTCAAGAATATCTTATTGATATATTTACACCAGATGATAAGAAAACATTAAAAATGACTATTCGTTCTGATTCTGGAGTTAGACCAGAAAAGGGAACAAGTGGACAAGGTAGACTTGGACAATATTTACAATTAAAAATGCAGTATAGTGGCACACTATAATGTTATCATTCACAGAACTACTCACCGAAGATAAGGCTGGAAAAAATCTTCACCTAGAACACCTCGAAGATGAGATACTAAACTATGGTGTTAATGGTGGTCGTGCTGCAATAAACTTTCTACGTTCACTAAGAGATATGTTGGCTGGTGCAAGTCGAACCTCTGTGAATATGACAGTCAAGTGGGACGGAGCGCCTGCAATCTTTGCTGGAATCGATCCATCAGACGGTAAGTTTTTCGTTGCAAAGAAATCAGTATTCAATGCGACTCCAAAGTTATATAAGACAAACGCAGAGATTGACGCAGACTTGTCTGGTGCATTGAACTCCAAGTTCAAGATTGCACTCGCAGAGTTTTCCAAGTTAGGTATGAAGGACGTTCTACAGGGTGACTTGATGTTTACCGATGACGTTGAGTCAGAAACAATCGAGGGAACAAAATACTACACGTTTCAACCTAACACAATTATCTATGCAGTTCCAGTGGATTCCGATTTGGGTAAGGTAATTAACAAGGCCAAAATCGGAGTTGTCTGGCACACAACCTACAAGGGAGATGAACTTCAAAGTATGACAGCTTCATTCGGTGCAGACATCAGAGGGTTAAGAAAATCAGCTAATGTATGGATGGACGATGCAACCTACAAAGATGTATCGGGTAAAGCAACATTCAACGAGAAAGAAACTGCAAAAATAACTGGTGTACTATCAAAGGTGGGTTCTACATTTCAAAAGATAAACGCACCGATGCTAAAAAAGTTTCTCTCATTACAGGATAGTTTGACAGGTGGACTAGTCGGTGCATCACTCAAGACCTATAACAATAGTAAAGTAAGAGCTGGTGAGATAATCACCAATCCAAAGGCTCATGCGATGGGTTACGTCAAGTGGGTAGAGATGTCCATACAGAAACAAATCGATAAAGCAAAAAGTGTCAAGGGTAAAGAAAAATACACCAAGATACAAAAAGAATATGTGCGAGAGTTTGGTAAACACACAAGAAATCTGGAACAGGTTATACGGTTTCAGAATCTTTTAGTTGATGCAAAGATGCAAATAGTAAAAAAACTAAATAGTGTGAAGGGGTTGACGGATACTTTCGTCAAAACCGCAAATGGATTCAAGGTAACTAACCCAGAGGGTTATGTTGCGATTGATAGAGTGAGTGGAGGTGCTGTTAAACTGGTAGACCGTATGGAGTTTTCGTTTAACAACTTCACCGCTATAAAGGCATGGGATAAATGAAAAAATTTAAAGATCTACAATCCGAAGTAAATCAGATTACTGAATTTCGATTTGTAGACAAAGCACAACGCAAAAAGATGAAGCTTCGCATGAAAAGACTTGCGAAATCTTCTGCATTTCAAGCAAAGAAAGCAAGGGCAATGAAACGTATGCCTGACGCTGCAAAGATTATGGTTCTCGCAAGGAAAGCCGCAAAGAAAGTCATACTCAATAAATTCTACCCCAAGTATGCTGAAATGAGTATGATGGCAAAAGTTAAGATTGATCAAATCATTGCAACCAAGTACGGTGCGATGATTGACAAGATGGCAAGAAAACAAATTCCTAAAATTAAGACGGCTGCATTAGCTAGAGTAAAAGCTGCAAAAGAAAGGGCCCGTCAAGATGCGTAAATTTACAGAACTTACAGAAGCCAAAGGTCAGATTGTATTCGCATTTGGGCGATTCAATCCACCTACAACTGGTCATGAAAAACTGATATCCAAAGTTGCACAGGTGTCGGGTTCTAGTCCTTATCGTATCTATCCATCGTTCTCACAGAATCCAAAGAAAGATCCATTACCGCACACACTCAAAGTTGCATACATGAGAAAGATGTTTCCTAAACACGCACGAAGTATCGTTGCAGACAAGGACGCAAAGACCGCCATCAATGTTGCAGTCAAGTTGTATGATGAAGGGTTTAGAGACTTGGTGATGGTTGCTGGTTCTGATAGGGTCAAAGAGTTTAGTAGTCTACTGAAAACCTATAACGGTGTTGAGGGTAAACGTCATGGTTTCTATAAGTTTGACAGGATTGATGTTGTCAGTGCTGGAGAACGTGACCCCGATGCAGAAGGTGTCGAGGGTATGTCTGCGTCCAAGA